ACTTATTTTAATGCTAATACGTATGTTCCATCGGCCCTTTATGTAGAAAGCGATGATCAAGCTAAATTTTTGGGTATTACATTTTTGGACTTGTTTAAGGATTACCTTTTAAACGAAAAATAATTTAACAGACCTTAACCACATTCAGTCCCTTTGCTGATAACAGATTGAGTCTTTGTAATGGAGACTCTTTTTGTTTTAAGTAAAACTATAATTAAATTTGGTAATTTCAAATAATAATCATACCTTTGTATTAAAATAATACCAGTAACCCGAAAATGGTAATAAGAGTAGGGATATTTAACTAAAAATAAAATGAAAAATTTTAAAACTATTATGATTGTAATGATGACATGTATGTCCATCATGATTTTTGGACAAACAAGCACTGATATTCAAAAAGAGCACTCTCCAATTTGTTCAATTTTATATACTGGAAATTTACCATCATTACCAGCTGGTGGTGGTGTGTTTATTCATGCTAAAGAACTATCTTTTTTTACAACAATAAAAGGTGGTACTTCATATTCTGGAGATGGAAGCATTGTTGCTTATGATAATAGTGGAGTTTATCAAATAGGAACTTGGGGTAATGTTGCCACTGGTAAATCAGCTTTTTATACAACAAATAATATATTTAGAATTGATTTTGGTATGGGTTATGCGGTATATCATAAAAATAATTTTTTTGTAAGACCATATATTGGTGTTGGTGTAACAAAAAGATCATCTACAACAGATAAGTTTTTAGAAGCAGAAGATGTCAGCTCTGGTTATAATGTTTTAGGATATTATTGGGTGAATAATGGTTCATCATCAACATCTGAAACAAAAGCAAATTTCACTTTTGGTGTTTTAGCTGAAAAAAGTCACTTTTCATTTGGATTAGGTTATGATTTTAATCCAAAAGGGGTTGTTTTATTGGCTGGATTTAATTTTTAATAAATATAGGGGTTGAGATGAAAATCCTTTAAAGAGTAATCACAAAATAAAACAAATAATGAAAAATATTAGATTTATTATAATAGCACTTATAATGTGTTTTACGTTGACAGTTTTTGGACAAGACACATTAAAATATTCCGATCTTCAAGGGAGTATTCGACCAAAAACAACAACAGAATTCACAGTCTACCAAGCAAAAGATGGTTCAATTTATAAAATTGGCGATACATTAACAATTGGTGTTCCCTCATCAAATAAAACATTTGCATATATTACTCAGGGTGATGGTTTGATTACACCAATAACACCATTATTTGCTTCAGCTAGTGGTGATAAAACAATAATTAAACGATTTGATGTTGTTGGTACTAAAAAAAGTGGGTTTTATGTATCTGTTAGAAGTAAAGGATATTATGGTGCTCTAACAGGTAATTATTCTTCAAAATTTGAAATAGCAATTGAAAATGGTGAGATTAAATCATTTGGAATGACAAGTGATGAAGCACTTGCTGAACTTAAAAAATGGAAAGATAAACTTGATTTAGGATTGATTACACAGGCTGAATATGATGCAAAGAAAGCTGAATTAATTAAGTTCATCAAATAATTAATTTTGTATTAATAAAGATTGAAATCTCAATATAAAGTATGAATATAAAAGAATCATTTAAGAATCAATCACTATATATGGGTAATATGATATCCATATCAAAAACAATGTATAGAGATGCTAATCCGAAGAGTGTTTGTGTTTTTAATGCTAATGTTATAACACTAAAAGAAGGAAAGGTTTGGTGGGGTGATTTGGATTTAACCAAGCATGGTGAAGCATTGAAAGCAGTTGCAGCTGAAATCGGTGAACCAATTTATGTTCTTCGAGAATCAGATGGTTATTATGAAGGCCAAGATGCTTCTTTGTTGATTGGCAAAGCAGTTTGGAACACAACTCAAGAAATACCTACATTATAATTTATTTGGATTAACCAAATAGTTTTACTACCTTTGTATCATGAAAGAAGACTACGAAAAAATGAAGATAGCTTTACGCTATTGGTTAATGGGTAGAGGATATTACAAAGCAGCTGAAGCTATGGCTTTTGCTGAAAAGTTTCATAATGGAACTCGTAAAGATGGTCAGCATGAATTTTCCCATCAAGTTTCTCAAGCAAATTTAGCTAGAACACTCGTTCATCATTTCAATTTTAAAGAAGAAGTTTTCATTGTAATCTTTCTTCATGATATATGTGAAGATAAAGGAATATCATTTGAAGAAATCAATCAACGTTTTGGTGAAAGGGTAACCAATGCAGTTAGATTGATGACTAAGGTTTATCAAGGTGTTAAAGTCCCTAATGAACAATACTATCCAGCAATGGCTGAGTGTGAAATCACAAGTGTCTGTAAGGGATTTGATCGAGTTCATAATCTTATGTCCATGCTGAATGGCTTTAAGCCAGAAAAAAGAATGTCTTACATTCAAGAAACAAAAGAATTTACAATTCCAATGCTTAAATTGGCAAGACGTAATTTCCCACATCAAGAAGGTGTCTATGAGAACATTAAATTTATCATGACTAATCAAATTCAATTGTATTTAGCACTAAATGAAAAACATTTAGAGACATTAAAATAAATTCACTTATGAATAAGAAAATTGTAATACTAGGTGGTGGAACATTTTCACATCTTAGAACACATTTGGCCCTAGCAACACCAGCATTTGGTGAAACAGCAAAATCTTTATATGAAAAATGTAAAGAAAAGTTCACCAATATGGATGTTGAATTGATTCTGACAAAGATGGCTGATTCAACATCTAAAATCGTCACCAACGAAGATGTATCTAATTTGGTTGATAAGCTTATCAATGATAACACTGTTAAAGCTATTTTCTTTAATGTTGCATTATGTGATTTCGATGGTAAGATCAATGGAATTGAATCTGGCAAGTATGCTGAGAGATTAAAGACACTTGAAGGTGATGCTTTCATTTATATTTCACCAGCAGCCAAGATCATTAATAAGATACGAGCTAACAGAAAAGATATCTTCTTGGTTGGTTTCAAAACTACATCCAATGCAACAAAACAAGAACAATTCAGCGATGGATTAAATCTCTTGAAGAAGAGTTCAGCGAATATTGTATTGGCAAATGATGTTGTAACAAGAAGTAATTTTATCATCACACCAGAAGAAGGTGTTTATGGTAAAGACATGACACGAGATGAGTGTTTAGTCGAATTGGTTGATATCACTTATTATCGTACTCATTTGACCTTTACACGATCAACGGTGGTAAAAGGTAATCCAGTTTCATGGAGTGATGAACGAATCCCAGCAACGTTACGAACAGTAATTAACTGGTGTGTTGAACATAACGCTTATAAAGAATTCAATGGAGCAACTACGGGTCACTTTGCAGTTAAGCTTGAATCAAATAAATTTCTGACTTCAATTCGTAAAACCAATTTCAATAACATTGATAAAAATGGAATGGTATTGGTTGAAACTGATGGTGATGACAATGTAATTGCTTATGGTTCAAAACCATCAGTTGGTGGACAATCACAACGAATAATTTTCAATCGTTATAATGATTGCAATTCAATTGTTCACTTCCATTGTCCATTAAAAGAAGGCAATGTCAATAACATTCCAATCGTTTCACAAAGAGAATACGAATGTGGTTCTCACCAATGTGGTGAAAATACGGCTAATGGTTTAGGCAAATTTGGCAACCTGTATTGTGTTATGTTGGATAATCATGGGCCTAATATCGTCTTCAATGATTCAATTGACCCTAAAGAAGTAATTGACTTTATCACAAATAATTTTGATCTGAATAAATCAACCTCTGGTTTTGAGAAGGTTTATCTTGGATTAAAAGATTTGGAGATGTCAGAATAAATACTTACCTTTGCAATAATAAACTAAATACTTGATGATGAGCATTAAAAATATTTTCGATGAGATTAACGCTGTATCTGGCGATAAAGATAAGATGGCTGTTCTAGCTAAGCATAAGGATAATAAGCTTTTGAAGCGTGTGCTTTATTTGTGTAAGTCTAAACGTGTAAAATTTTACATTAAACAATTACCAGAATATACGCCAAATGGTGGTCATTCATTAGATATGGCAATCATTGGATTAGATGCATTATCTAGTCGAAAAGTAACAGGTAGTGAAGCAACTGGTTATTTGAAATCAATACTTACATCGTTAAATGAAGATGATGCATATATCATTGAACGTATCATTGACAAGGACCCTAAGATTGGTATGGGAACTACTTTTATCAACAAGGTTTATAAGGTTGATAAAAAGACTCCAGACTTGATTGAAGATACTCCATATATGGGTGCTATTTCATTTGATGAAAAGAAAGCACGTGAAGTTTTTAAAGGTGGTAAAAAAGGTGTTTCCCAAATTAAGATGGATGGCCGATACTGCAATGCTATTATTCGTAATGGTGATGTTGAATTGGAAAGTCGTAGTGGTGAAACGACAGCTGTTGCTGGTGCTAAATTTTTAGCTGAGCTTGCTAAGTTTGATGATTGTGTATTGAACGGTGAATTGACAATGGATGGTGTACCTCGTTATGAAAGTAACGGAATGATTGCGTCAATCATTGATATCTGTGGTAAGAAAGCTGAACGTACAGAAAAAGAACATGCTAAGAAACTTGAAGTTTTTGAGAAAAAACACGGAAACTTTGAAGAAGCATTAAATAAAATTCGTTATACGGTATGGGATACTATTACTGTTGATGAATACTTTGATAAAGAATCAAAAACTCCTTATTACATTCGTTTAGATAATGCTAAGGAGCTTATCAGCAATTCAAGAGCAACTATGGTTCGATTAATTGAATCTAAAGTGGTTGGTTCTTATGCTGAGGCAATGGAACACTTTCAAGAAGTTCTTGCAACTGAAGTTGATGGTGTACCTCAAGAAGGAACCATTCTCAAATCAATGGATGGAGAATGGAAAGATGGTAAACCAACATGGCAAATCAAGATGAAACTTGAAATGGATGTGGATTTACGAATTGTAGGATTTAACTTTGGAACAAAGGGTTCAAAAAACGAACATGTGATTTCTAGTTTAAGCTGTGAATCTTCTGATGGATTGGTAAAGACTCGTCCACAGGGTATTACTGAAGCTAAAATGCAAGAGATTACGGATAATCAAGCTACTTGGCTTGGCAAGGTGGTTCAAGTTAAATGCAATGGTCTTTCAAGCAATTCAAGTGGTGAATATTCATTGATGTACCCAGCTTTTGTGTCTTTGCGTGACGATAAAGATACTTGTGATAGTCTTGAATCAATCAAATCGATTGAGAACATGGTTAAATCATTAACAACTGCGTAATACCTGAATTAATCTATTAATACAAACTAAAAAATAAAAATGAAAAAATTTTTTACACTTGCCTTGATTTGCTTAACCTTTGTAGTTAACGCACAAACAGATTCATGTAATTTACATCCTTATGCCTCTATTGGCATTTCGGTGACAAATTCAAATAATTTTAAATTCTCATCATACCCTTCTATTGAACTAGGTATCATACCTAAAAACTTAGCTTATGGTCTTGTAATTGGCCGTGGTAATTTGCTTGGTATTTGGAAAACAGGTGATGTTATTCAAAATTATTATTTTGAATGTAAAACAAGTATTTATTTTCCAATTGGACCTGTAACAGGTAGCTTGATTTTTGGTTATGGTGAATTTTGTAATACTAGACACAATTTTATTGAATATGGTTTTGGTGCTTCTCTATCACAAGGAAAACTTGGGTATGGTGTAACATTTTCCAATTGGGATGGTGCGAATTATTTAACACCAGCGATTACCCTTAATTTTTAACTATGGTTAGAATATACGATAAGATCAAGTATACATTAAAAGAAGTTGCTCCTAGTATTTGGTTAGTAGAATGTGATGATTCATTTGATTTAGCAATGTTATTTTGCCGTTATCAAGAATTTTATGAATCACCATTTACTGGAATTAAGGGTAAGGTATTTAATATGTTTGATTATATTCGTTTTTATTCTAGAAAAAATAAAAACAGATTTACATATGCTGAAGATTGGAGAGGTTTCAATATTCCAAGTGATGTAATCTACGAAATTCTATCATACGATTCAGATACAATTTGCTTAAACATTTATGATCACGAAATGTTTAATATTGCAAAGAAAATAAATGGTATTTCATTAAAACCATTCTATTTGATTGGAGTTAAAAAAGGTGATACGGCAACTATAAAACATGAAATGGCACATGGTTTTTATAGCACAAATAAAGACTATCATGATGCCATGATTAAATTACTCAAATCAATACCTTTAACACTAAGAAAAAAGGCGTTTATTTGTTTTAAAAAAATGGGTTATAATAAAGCTGTTCATATGGATGAATTGCATGCCTATTTGATTGATTCATTAATGATAAAGATTTGAAACCAGTGAAAGAACAATTAAAAGAATATCAACCAATATTCAAAAAAACATTTAATAAATATTACAATGAAAAAGCACATTAGCTTCCCAAGTATCGAACAATTCAGAAATGTTGTTACCAATATCAACCGACAATTTAATTTTGTTGGATTAGATGACAATGGTGATGCTATCTATGATCATAATAAGATTAAGCCTAAGCTTACCTTTACTGGTAGTGTAAAGCTTCATGGAACCAACGCTAGTATTTGTTACAATCGTATTGATGGTCTTTGGATTCAATCACGTGAGAACATTATTACGCCAGAACAAGATAATGCTGGATTTGCATTTTTTGTTGTATCTAATCAAGGTGTATTTTCAACCTTAATGGCTGAAATCATGGTTAAAAACAATCTTGATATGGATCAAAATACTATTTCTATTTATGGAGAATGGTGTGGTGGTAACATTCAAAAAGGTGTTGGAATTTGCAATCTTGAAAAATCATTTTTCATCTTTGGTGTTAAGATTACACCACACTTTGTTGGTGAAGAATTAGCAGTAAATGAAAAACCACCAGTAGCATACTGGGTTGATCATACTTATTTAAAATCACCAGCAAATAAGGTTTACAATATCAGTGATTACAAAACCTTCAGCATTGAGATCGATTTCAATTATCCAGAAATGGTTCAAAACAAGTTAGGCGAATTAACGCTTGAAGTGGAAGAAGAATGTCCTGTTGCGAAAGCATTTGGTTTTTCTGGTGTTGGTGAAGGTATTGTATGGGCTTGTGAATTCAATGGAGTCGTTCATAGATTCAAAGTAAAGGGATCACTTCATGCTGCTAAATCTAAAGTAAAAACACTAAGTAAAGTTGATGATGTTAAAATAACAAAAGCTAGAGAGATTGCTGATAAAGTAACACCAAATTGGAGACTTGATCAAATGATTGAAAAATCATGTGATTTAATGAATGGTGGTGAACTTGATAGAGCTAAGTTAGGTATATATCTTAAGTTGGTTATGGATGATGTGCTTAAAGAAGATTTAGATATCTTAGTTGAAGCTGGTTTAGAACCAAAAGATGTATCTAAATATGTGTCTGAAATAGCTAGACGTTATTTCTTTGACCAAGAAAAGGTTTAGTTAAATCGTTTCCGTAAATTGCATACCAACCTGTATATTTAACATAAGCTTCTTTTCTAGGAGCTTGTGTTGTATATAATGGTAAGCCTTTATTCTGTATTGATTTAATAAGAACACGAATAGGTAAATCATGTTTAGTACATAACGTTGTTAAATCAATACGTTGACATTGGTACATAACTTCATCATATTGATTATAGATAATAACATCATCTAATCTTTGTTTAGGATTAACATAACCTTTTAAATAATTATCTTTTTGTTTGGTAGCTGATTTAGCAGCTAACTTACTAAAACAATCTGGGTCTTCGGCTAACATGGTCTTGATTCTCTTTTCAGATATAATAGTTAAGTCTTGTGATTGTTTCGTTCTTTTCATTTTAGCAATTGCTTTCATTTTAACGTGTTCTGGTAACGTAGACATACCAAACCCACCCTTAGATAGATTATATGTATCTCGTCTGTTAATAAAAGCTTCTGAGACCAGTTCTTTCTCTTTATTAATCATTTCTGTTTTGTTATTATAAACAAATAGAATTTCTTTTTTAAAGTTATTAGAACCGTATTTCTTGATGGATTGTTTTAATAAGATACCAGAACCTAAATAAGAATCATCAAGGTCTTCAGTTTCATGAAGACCAATATAAATCTTATTATTGATTATATTGGTGGTTTTATATACGGTATAAAACATTACTTTTTAATATCATTAAAATGCTGTTCTAACAACCAATTAATTAGTCGTGACTTATTAATTCCATCCTGTTCCATTTGTTGGAAATTGATGGTGGAGATGGATATGCTTAATTTACCTTTCTTTTCTTCTTTTGACTTTTTGTTTCGTCCCATATTAGTATTGTTTATATACTAATAAATATGTTACTTTTTAGAAAAAGTCGCTTTTTGGCGATTTTTATTTTTAAAGTACTTAGTCAATAATCCATCAATAAGCTTGGATTTATTATAGTCACCTTTATCTAATAGTTTAATGATATCTGGATCAATGGCAATACTTATGTGTTTATTGTCTTTCATAAGTATAAATATAATTATTAAAACAATTTTAGTCAATACTTGTTTATTTTGTTAATAATTCGTATGTTTGCAATATGGGTCAAATACTAGCAAAAACTAATGGAATAACCTTAGTTGATCATTCGCTTTTAGTTTCAAGATTTGCTGTTGAAATAGCAAATCAATCTTTATTGGTTAAAGATGATGAATTAATTGAAACTATCAGATTATCAGGATTATTACATGATATTGGGAAATGCACTTCTCAATTCCAAAAAAAATTAGGTATTATAAATATTGATGAAAATAATTTAGAAGCAAAATTAAAATATCGTCATAATGAAGTTGGTTGGGCATTTTTAAGCAGATATTTAGATTTACCAAAAAAACAATTATCTATAATTCTTGATAGTGTATATTGGCATCATGGAATTTCTAATAAATTATGTGGTTATAATGACACTGATGTAAAAATATCTGAATCAGATACTAAAATAATGTTAAATTATTTAATTAGTATTGTTGGTGAATTACACGTTCATGAAAAGGAATATAAACCTAAAAAAGCACCTAAATATTATGTAACAGGTGATGAAGCAGATGAAATAAATTCTTTTCGTTTGTTAACCAGAACTTGTTTAATATCTGCTGATAGATTAGCATCTAGTATTGATAATCTTGATATAAGCGATATTGAAATTGAAGAAATGATTAAAAACGCCAATATAAGATGTTGTGATATTGATATTACTAAACACAAATTTTATGGTAATGACCGCTTCAATCAACAAGAAAACATTGTTCTTAATGTTGAAAGAACAACGCAAATTAATGCACCAGCTGGATTTGGTAAAACAATTCTTGGATTATTATGGAATTTTAAGACTAATAGAAAATTAATCTGGGTTTGTCCTAGAAATATAGTTGCTGAATCAGTTTACAAATCAATTCTAGAAGAAATAGATAATTTTGGTATTGATTATCTATCAGTTGAATTATATACTGGAGGCGAAGTTAAAGCTTGTAACCCATTATTCGAAAGTGATTTCTCATCAGACATTATTGTTACAAATATTGATAATTATTTATCACCTAGTGTGGATAATAGACATGGTAGTCGTCTATATACCATTATCAATGCAGATGTTGTATTTGATGAATATCATGAATTAGTTGGTGACACAGCTTTATTTGCTTGTTTTATTAATATAATGAAAACAAGAAATACTCTTACCAATAGCAATACGTTATTATTATCAGCAACTGGAACTCACATGTATCGTTTATGGGATTCTCAATTACAGAAAACATTAATTTTGCCAAGTATTGGTAAACATTATTCAGCACCTCATAATAAGAAATATTTGTTAAAAACTGAATCTGAGATCAAATTGATCAAAATTGATGATAATAATTTAATTGTCTTAAATTCCATTGGTACTGCCCAAATACATAAAAGTACATTAGATGCTGGATTACTTCTTCATAGTAAATTTGAAGACTTGGATAAAGATTTTAATGTGAATCAATTATATCGTTTTTACGGTAAACAAAGTGATCGTAATATAATAAAACCAAATGTAGTTGGTACACATATTATACAAGCTAGTTTAGATGTTTCGTTTAATAATTTATATGAATCTGTGTTATCTCCTCAAAGCTCATTACAACGTATCGGTAGATGTGACAGATGGGGTGATTATTTAGGTGAATCTACCATCAATATTGTCAGACTAGTCAATAAAGCTGAAACTAGTATGCGTGATTTGTTGTACACAAATAATTTATCCAATTCGTGGTTTGAATATATTTCCAAATTTAATAACCAGAAATTAACCCTTGATGAAATATATATAATTTACAATGATTTCGAGATGAATCACGAAAAAACCTTATTTGCATATTTAAGTGATGAATATAATACAAGTTCAGAGTCTCTTCAATTCATTTATCCAGTTAAATTTTTTAATATTAGAAAAAGCGATAATAAGACAGCTGGTGGTAATAAATTACGTTCAAGTAGTTTTGAGGTATTTGTCATCTGTAAGTATTTCAATAGCGATAAATTTACTAATCCATTTAGTATCAGTGTTAGGGAAAACAATTTTACTGAAGAATTTCATGAAGATGAAGGAACATTTAAAAGAATGATTGGTACAATGAAAATTCTCAGAGACACCAATGATGATCGTTTCGATTATAATGAAATTATCTCCAATAAAAAATATGCAACGCTTGATATTATCAGAAAATTAGGTAAAAAATCAAATACACCATATATTAGATTTGATAAAATATATCATCCAATTTATGGGGAGATTTCACCAGAAAGATTATCAACACTTAAAAATTATTAATATATTTAAAACAAATAACAATTTAAATACAAAAAAATGAAAAAAGCTAAAAACATATTATTCAGAATGAAATTAAAAGGTAATGGAGTTGTTAACTTTGATAGTTCTGATCAGAAATTCATGTTTAATGGTACAAATCTTGTAAATATGAAAACAATGCATGATAATACATCTTATGCTAAGAAGAAATTTTATAGAGATGGTGATAAAACATCATATAAAATTAGTATTTCATCTGATTGTATTAGACACGATATATTCAAAGAAGATGTTCTATTTCAATCACCAAACGTTATTAATAACGAACATTTATTATATTCATTTATTGCTTCCCCAGCATCAATTATCAGAGGCTATTTATTCGCTAACGAAACAGAAACCCTCAAACGAAAAGGTGTTTTATGTATTACAGATGCAGAACAGACATGTAATGCTGTAAGCTCAATTGAAACCTTTTCAAGAAGTGGTTTTAAAAATACCGATGCTGAGAAAACAGATAATTCATTTTATAAAAAAGAAGTTGTCGGTGAAATTGAATATGCAACAATTGGTAATATTGATTTGATGCAATTACAATTTATTAGTTGTGATCAAATTTTTGATAGATTTTCTTTTAATCCTGATATGTTTAATATCTACAAACAATTTTTAAAAGCTAAGATGCCATCCTTTGACAGTGAATTGGGTTACTATCAAATTAAAAATAGTCTTGTTGAAATAGCTGAATATGGATTTAAAATGAGTAATGATAATATTCAAATACTTGTTAGAGAATTATTTGAACGTCTATTGAAATTCAATATCAAAAGAAAGGGGTCTTATGTTGAAATATCAGAATTAGAATATAAAATAGTTTATGATGTGTTTGAGGATACTTTTGTTAATGAAGATGGTTGGATTAGAATTTCTAATAGGAATGATTTAACAAACATCGTATTTGAAACTGAAGATTTTTATATTCAAGAAAATACTGAAATGGCGAAGGAAAAAAGAGCGATGATTGAAGCTGATTACGAGTCTCGTAAATTAGAAAGTAAGAAAAAGAAGGCAGATAAGAAAGAAGCTATTAAGAAATCGAAATCATCTAAAACCGAAACTGATGTCACAACCGAATCAAATGACTAAATTTCTAGTATTAGAATTTAGAAATGCAGGGTTATTCAGAAAACATAGAAATACCAAAGATAAAATGTTTGACATGTGTGGAAGGAGAGACCGTAAAACTGAAACTGAATTCATTGAACCCATAACTGTTCACCAAATATCAAATATGCTTCATGTATTGTTTGGTGAACGACCTAAGCCAATTAATCGAGATACAGTATATAATAACATACCATATCTCTTTAATAAAGCTTTAGAATCGTATTTAAGAATTGATTCTTATAAGGATAGTAAGGGTAATTTTCAAAGTGAAACAATACAAACTAAAAAATCAATCGGAAATTCTTGGAGTACTCAATCATTTGTTTATTGGAAACGTATAAATAATTTATTAGGTGATGAACTATATAAAGAGTTCATTGATATATTAACAAGTGTTTATAAAATAGATATTAATATCACATCTTTTAATAAGGTTAAAGAATTGATTCTATCAAGACCAGATAAGCGTATTGATGAATTATTTAAAATGTTGAAATCAAAAGGTAAAACACCCGTTTTTGATAGTATTTATGGGCAAACAACAACTAATACAAGTATTAATATGAACAATAGAACACAATTAACAGTTTTAACAGGTTTAGATAAAATTATAAGACTTAGTGGTCAAATAATTGTTCCAGTATCTGATAAAGATATAGAGAAAATTAAAACCAATAAAGGTTGTGCTACTATACTTGATAATGGTTTTATCTATATTAAAGGTGTTAAATCTGGTAATATAATTACAACAGAAGGGTTTACAAGAGTTAGTGAAATAAGTTTAGAAAAACAATAATATGAGAATCAAAATAAATTTTTCAAAAAATACTAGTGAAATTCCAATAAGCAATCAAGCAATGTTGAATTCTTATATTCATAAATGTTTAGGTAGAAATAATATTTATCATGATGCTAAAAATGATTATAATATTTCTCATTTATATGGTGGTAAATTAAATTTAGAATCTAAACATTTATCTTTTGATAATGGTGGATATATTATTGTTTCGTCTAAAAATAATGAATTCATTAATAATATATTAATTGGTGTCATCAATAATCCATCATTAATGGCTGGTATGACTTTTTGTGGTGTTGATCATATTAATGAATATTTTAATAATGGATGGAATCATTTTGCTACATTATCACCATTTATAATAAAAAAATATATAGATAAGAAAAACTATTCTTTTATTACCCTTAATGATACTGATTTTGAGAATCAAATAAAACATTATTTAATTAATAAATTAACTAAGATCGATACTAGTTTAGATTTAACAGATTTTGAAATTAAAATACCTATTAATGATAGTCATAAAATTAAACGAATTTTAGTTAAAAACGTAATTAATTCTGCTAATTCGTGTCATATTAGTATTTATACAAACAAGAAGGTTGCCGAGCTTTTATATAATATTGGCATAGGTCAATCAACTGGTTCTGGATTTGGTACAATATATAAAACTGAAAATCATAAATTGTATAAACTAGACTAATTTATACAAGTTCTTTGACATATTATTTTTAATAAAATAACCTAAATCAATTAATATCAAATATTTAACTTGAGATAGGTTGGTAATTATATTATTCCGTAAGGGAATCACAACAAAAGGCTTAAGCAATTATTTCAAAACGCTGTTGGTAATTATATTATTCCGTAAGGGAATCACAACTTAGCAACACTCAACAAATGGAAACCAATAGTTGGTAATTATATTATTCCGTAAGGGAATCACAACACAAATCGATTCAACGTTTAAAACAAAAAGGTTGGTAATTATATTATTCCGTAAGGGAATCACAACTAATAAGCCTCCCATACATCAATTGGTTTAGTTGGTAATTATATTATTCCGTAAGGGAATCACAACAAGGATTACCTTGACACTCACTCTAATCTAGTTGGTAATTATATTATTCCGTAAGGGAATCACAACTTCAGAGTTCTGAATTAGTTCTTAACAGTAGTTGATAATTATATCATTCCATAGGGGAATCACAACCCAATTGTAATTGTAGTTCCAGTTGTTAAAGTTGATAATTATATCATTCCGTAGAGGAATCACAACAGATTAATCCAAGTTCCTAGATTAATAAAAGTTGGTAATTATATCGTTCTGTAGGGGAATCACAACAATCGATTTGATGAATCTAAGGGTAATTTGTTAGTAATTATATTATTCCGTAGGGAATCACAATGCTAGTATTTGAATTTGACAATTAAGACTAGTTAGTAATTATATTAATCCATATTGGAATCACAATGGTAATACATCTGCTTTTATCACAGATGAATTAATTATTCTATAATTCCATAAAGGAATCACAACACCCACCTTGATCTTTCTGCTTATTGTGACGTTTTTTTTATTCT